CTCCCATTGATCAGCACCTGGGTTCCGCTGTTCGCGAATCAGTTTTCCTGTAAGATCATTTTGCGCCCATCGTGTCATGACAAGTACAATAGCACCACCAGGCTGCAAACGTTGACGGGGGCCAGATGTATACCATTCAAATGTTCGTTCTAAAGATTCTTTAGATCCTACAGTTTGTTCTGTGTGTGGGTCATCTATAATAAGTACATCAGCACCACGTCCCGTGATGGAACCACCTACACCAGCAGCATAGTATTCACCACCTTGATTCGTCTCCCAACGACCAGCGGCTTTGGAATCCTGTGATAAAGAAACATTTTGAAATACTTTTTTGTATTCTTCAGAGTCTACAAGATTTCTCACCTTCCGACCAAAACGTTGTGATAGTTCAGCATTATGTGAAACTTGCATTATCTTTGCTTTTGGATTCTTTCCTATGATCCAGGCAGGTAACAAATAAGATGCAAATTCAGATTTGGTATGTCGAGGAGGCATGTTTACAATTAATCTTTTAAGAGATCCATCCGCTATTTGATCAAACTTATTAGCTATAATTTGATGATGACCCCATTGAGTTTTATGTTTAGCCTTACGATATATGAAGTCGGGCCAAACCTGAGTAACAAAATATAGAAAATCGGATCTGCCCTTTAATATTTTTTTAGCCTCTAATAATTTCTTATATTTCTCTAGTTGCTCTCTTGGTAACTGATTTAGGTCCATAAGTATTTTTTACCAAATGTATTTGTATTTCTTGCATCTTAACTCTTATTATAAGTTACATCAACGTAAAAAAGGGGGTTGGGGTTGGAGATGGAAGACTGTGAATTTTTGGATATAAAAAGAATTACTTTTGTGGATTTTTTGCGATATGGCGAATTAAAATCGTGGCGAGGTTAGTCGCCACGAAGTCCATTAGCTTGTTAGTTAATGTTCGTTAAATTTGTCGGGTAAGATTAAATTGTTCAGCAAGTTCTTCAACTAATTCCATTGCAAATTTATTTACAACTTCATTGTCTTTATTAGCTTGTATAAACTCAAATATTTTTCCGTCTAAATAACAAGCTAACATTTGCCAATTAACTCTCTTTTCTTTATTCGTTCTTTCAAGAAAAGATTTTAATCTTTCAACAATCTCATTGTTGTCTTTTGAAGTCATAACTAAAGACTTCAATTCAACCATTTGATTATTACTAGGCATAATTTACTCCTTTCATATCTTAATATAATCATAAGATTAGATAAGTCAAGATAAGATATTAATTTATTTACAACTTACAGTTGTGCCATTCACATCACCCCTCAACTCCTGAAGAAGTTCACCTGCCACTTTTTTTAAAAACATTAGCAAAAGCTCATCTGTCTAATTCACGGGAACGGGAAATCCTTATTTTTCAACACTTCTGCACTGAATTTTGGATCTGGCGCCCGCGGCTTCTGATTACTTAATAAAACCCACAAAAACGTTGATTTCCTTGATCACGGGAACGGGAATTTACAGGAGCTGCCGTTTTTTTCAGGGTTAAAAACACCAGCAAAATGATGATTACCTCTATCACGGGAACGGGAATTGTTGATTTATATAGCTTTTCTTGGAAGCGTTTTCGCCGGCGCCCGCGGACTGTGGCTACTATATATGGTAGGTATCCCGTCCCCGAGTGTCAATAACGGGAACGGGAATTTCGTTTAATTGGTTTTTGATGGTGCTTGGATTTCCTTGAATAGATTTGAAAATTTTCCTCTTCTATCCTGATCAAAATCTTCTTCAAAAACTTCCTGACCTAATTTATTATCAATGATATCAAAATGCGTCATAAGTGTTTTCGATTGATCGCAAGTATGTATCATCATAATCTCTTTCCTATCAGGGTGTTCGCTGATTTTTGTTTCTACTTCATTTTCTTTTTTTACTTTCAAAGCATAAGCTTCACTTATGAAAGTATAGAAAGGTGCATTTAAATCGTCCAACAAACCTGAGATGATATTAACTGCCATATTTTTTGACATGTTTGAAGTAAAGTTACAACCTATTACCATTTCTGCAAAAGGTGTTTCAGGTATAGGATCGTGCAGTACTCCAGCTTTTTTTCCCATATCAATAAACTGATGTCCTCTAGTCGCCACCATATTTCTTTTATAAGGAATGTAGAACAAGGCAGGCAGTTCTACTTCTTTTCTTCTATGAAATAAGAATGCGTCCTTACCATGATCAACAGAGTATTTATGATAATCTTCCAACGACTCGTACTGAGATTCCATTGGTCTTATTGCTGTGAACTCAACAGGAAAATTTTTCATAAATTTTTCTTTGAGTTCGTCTATTAGTTTTTCGTCCATTTGACTCCTTTGTTATCCCATTAATATAAGAGATGTTTTTTAAAAGTCAACATAAAAATTAATTAAAATTTGACCACAAGAAAAATTGTATGATCAGCATCAACAGGAAGCGGCCAGGGCCGCTGCACAACATTGCTATAAAACCAAACCAAATTAATGCCTGAATCACGGGAACGGGATTTAAGTTTTCTTAACTTTAACCTTTGATTCTTTCCATGTATTACCTGCTGCAATGCACGGTGTACCGGGCCCTCCAGTCAAGGCATACGTCTCTCCTGGTTCAGGTTTATCTTTGCTTGAGTCGACGATGTAATTACATCCGTAGTAGTCATTCATTTTCTTTATTAGTTTTTTACTTATTGGCATTTTTTTTCCTTTCTTTGTTAGGCAGCCCACTGAAGAACAGGAGCCATATCACAGTTGTGTATGAATCTACAATGAGCTACCGCTAACCGGTATACAGCTTACCCCACCCGAAGTCAAGCTTCTTTTACAGGGACCTGCTGCTGGGGCCCAGATCTTGTTATTATAGTCAACGCCTCCGTAATGGCTCTTTTCCTGAACAACGGGAATGGGATTTTGATGAATCATCTCCAGATCCAGCACCTGCTGCCTGGATGCGCTCGTGTTAATTTTTTTAACAAAAACCACAACCTGATGTGTCTGACCGAGAAACGGGAAACTATATAAGGTAATACTTGACACCACAGGAAGCGGCCAGGGCCGCTGCCGATTTTATAGTAAAAAACCCAGCAAACCAGCAAGTTCCTGTAAAACGGGAACGGGAAATGGCATAATCATTGAGCTTCCTGCATCTCTGCCCGGGGCCCGCGGACTCTGGTAGTAGAAATAACAAATCAATTAATCGAGTTGCTCGACAACGGGAACGGGATTTCGGGATCTGGTTCACAGGACCGGGCCAGGAGCTCATAGAATTTTAACCAGTCACCTGGGCCGTGTATCCATAGAACGGGAAAACGGGATTCCGGTCCCTGGATCGCGTTACTACCTTCGAAAACCTTTATGACCGAACCCGAGAGGGGTCGGGCCAACACAAAAACCTTTCCACCAAATTTAGTTCTCTCGTAAATCCACGCTTTTTGAAATTTAGACAGCTGAAGTGAGTTACCTTTAATTACCTTAAGCTCAAGCCAAAAATCTATTCCATCGTAACAGCCATTTACGTCAGGAACACCGGGTGTAACTCTATTTTCTATTCTTACCAAGTGAGCGTCTTTTAACGCTTTTTTTACGTCTTGCCATAACTTTGCCTCTGGGCCTTTTGCCATTTAGCTCTCCATTAATAAGTTCATTTAGATAAGGTAAGAACCACTTATTATCTCTAATAACTTGTACCAATAAATTAGTCAAAGAGTTTACAATCAATTCTTCTTTTTTAACATTTGTAATAGGACCACCATCAGCACTAAGTCCTGAATAATCTAATCCGGCATGTAAAATTTCATGAAGGAACGTATTGCCCTTCTCAATTTTAGTAAGATTTTTCTCAAGTAAGATTTGTTTGTTTTGCGCATCATACTCCCCTTGTGTTGTGTTATCTTTGAAAATAGTATTTTTAATTTGAAGATTGTCGTAACCAATTTTAATTTTTCTTCGCATTTATTTTTACCTTTCCAACATGAGTCTGGACAAAAGAATCGTTATTAATAAAATTTAACACAGCCAAGAAGTCAGAAAATTTATTTGTCTTCTTCGCTTTGATCATCAATGACTTCAGCTTCATCTGCTGAAATCTCGATAGTCTTCTCTTCGCCAAGCTCATCGTTCAGTTCCTTTATTGATTTAATTAAATCTTCTTTACTCATCGCAGATAAATTCTGCGTTTTAATTTCTTTTCTATCAATATAAAAACCAGCTGCTTGACCAAGTCTAAACTCGGAATTAATCGCTGCTGCCATTTGGCCTTTGTCTTCGGCTTTTTTAGAAAGACCATCTAGTCTTTTCAAATGCCTCAAAAAATCTTTAAAATGAGCAATTCCTTTTTCTCTCATTTCTTCGATATAAGATACAACGTGCGGAGACTTCTCAGGATTAGTTAAAATAGATCCCCACTTCTCACACGTAGGCTCGGAGTATCCAGCTTGTTTAGCTGCTTCTTTCTTTGTGATATTCGGATAATTAGCAACGAAAACCTCAGCAAAAGTTCTTTGCTTTGGGGTAAGATTCAAATGAGTTTTTTTGCTGTTACGTAATGTTAAACCTGTTCTATCCACTTTAAGCTCCTGTATAAGATTATCTAGAGTTATTATATATCAGTTATCCTAAAAGATCGCCAGTCCTTTAGTAGTATGAAATTCTGTGTACTTTCTGGGTACTACTATGACAAAATAGTTGTTGGTATTGCTTACTAATATTAGTTTTTCTGTTAGTCTGGGTACTATTGATGTAAAAAATATTTTTAGAAGTATTTACTCTCAAGTATCTATATAGGAACAGAAAAGTTTCACGTGAAACAAAAGGCCCAGGATGTGGTGTGGTGGATCCTGAGCCCAAATTGTTAATAACTTAAAGATTAAAGATAGTCAAGGGGGCTACTCCACTCTCGCTTTGTAGCCCACCCATAGAAAGGAGTTTCCGATGAAATCGAAAAAACTCATTACTGTACCTTATTTATCTTTGATAATCAAATAAATTATAGTTGCTATAATAATGATATTTACAACATTATAAAAAAACATACCTAATCCTAGTTCAAGCGTCATTTTATTTAGTCTTTTGCAGAATTGTTTTTCTATCTCCATTGGTAATAAATTCAAACCCGAACTCTTTGGCAGCATCCCTGCATATGGCCATATTATATTTTTGCCAATCATCATAAATAAAAACAGCACCTGGAGCAGCTCTCCTAGCAAAAAAAATAGTTTCGGTTAAAACATCTGAAGTTTTGTGAGGACCATCAAAATGCACAAGTCCGTACCTGTTTAAAACATATTGTTTTGCATCATAATAAAATTCTACCCCATAATAATATTTTTCAAAAAAGACATCATCAGGCATTTTAAGCAAATTAAATCTAGGCTCACCCG